AAGTATCTTTTTATCTTACCTGTATTCTCTTGAACCTTGATATAGAAGTCAGGAAAGTATCTATGAACCTTATTATCAACAGGAGAACGATATGGTAATGCAATCTCCTCACTTCCCCATTCAAGTATTTTCTCATTTTTATCACAATACACCATGAATTTTCTCTCCCAAAGTGACCTATAAATGATGTTTGTAGGATCGCCTTTATACTTTCGAGGGTAAGAAGGATAATATTTTCCTTTATATGACATAAATAGAAATAACAATCATACTTATTTAGAGTGGCAGAAACAACAATAAGACCATATAACCTCTCAATTGCTAAAAGTATAATCGGTCCTTTAGCACAGACCAATCATTTTCTGGTGACTTTTTCGTCATTAACACCAGCAGTTGAATCATATTTAAGTAATTATAGTAGAATAAGAGGTATTAGTAATTTTTTATCAAGACAACTGGGTATTTTATGTAGTGATGCGGTATTACCAACATCAACTTTAGCAACAGCAGAGGTAAAGGATAATTTTATGGGTGTGCCTCAACAATTTGCACATACAAGATTCTATACTGATATCGCATATTCTTTTTATATTGATGAGGATTATACTTTACTTAAAATGTTTGAAGGTTGGATGGAATATATTTCAAGTGGTGCAAATCGTGATGTAAACCAAGATCATCGTGCATATTACAGGAGAATGAGGTATCCTGACTCATATAAATGCAATACAATGTATATCAATAAGTTTGAAAAAAATTACAAAAGAACTCTTAGATATAGATTTGTTAACGTGTTTCCAAAAAGTATTAATACTATTCCAGTTTCATATGGTCCTGCCGATGTACTTAAAGTTACTGTAAACTTCAATTATGACCGCTATATAGTAAAAGGTTAAAAAACCGATATAAATAATTTCACTGAGTTGAATAATTATTATGCCCTTACCAAAAGTTAATACACCCACTTATGATTTAACATTACCAAGTGGAAAAAGAATTAAATATAGACCATTTCTAGTCAGAGAAGAAAAAATTCTTATTATGGCACTAGAGACTGAGGATATGAAACAAATTACCTCTGCAGTTTTGGATATATTAAATTCATGCATTTTAACTAAAAATGTAAAAATAGAAAATTTACCCTCTTTTGATATTGAATATTTGTTTCTACATGTTAGAGCAAAATCAGTTGGTGAAACTATTGAGGTAAACATAACATGCCCAGATGATAATGAAACTACTGTTGCTGTTAAAGTAGACATAGATTCAATTAAAGTTAAAAAAAATAAAAAACACTCAAGTATAATTAAATTAGATGATCAATTATCAATTAAATTTAATTATCCTTCCATGAGTTCTTTTATTGAAGAAAACTTTGAATTTAATCCTGAAAAAACAAATGAGGTTGATACATCACTAAAAATGATTACAAATTGCATTGATTCAATATTTAATGAAGAGGAAAATTGGAATGCATCTGAGTCAACTGAAAAGGAACTCCAAGAGTTTATTGAACAATTGAATACAAAACAATTTAAAAAAATTGAAGAGTATTTTGAAACTATGCCTAAACTTAGTCATGCAATTAAAGTGAAAAATCCTAAAACGGAAAAAGAGTCAACGGTCATACTGGAGGGACTAGCAGCTTTTTTCAATTAGGTATGGCTCATATGAATCTAGAGTCATACTATAAAATAAACTTTGCCTTGATTCAGCATCATAAATACTCTTTAACAGAGATTGAAAATATGATTCCTTGGGAAAAGGATATTTACGTATCTTTGCTTCAACAACATATTGAAGAAGAAAACTTAAAGGCTCAACAAAGACAAAATGGATAAATCTCCTGCCTATGAAAATTTTTTAAACAAAATGGCTTCCATGCAAGGTCAAGGAAAGCCGAAGATGAGTGCGACTACTATGAGGATAGGTTCTGGTAGTATAGAGAAAAGAATTACAAATAATGAAAGAAAAATTACAATATTAAAAAATATTTTTAAGGCACAAAAACAAGATATAGGAGAGAATATAAAACCAAGTGTTAATAATGTAAGAGAATCCCTACTGGAAACAAATATAATATTAAGAGATATATCTGAGATAGTACAAAAAGATTATGGAGATAGAATAAAAATTTTACAAGATCAAATTAAAGATGATACAAGAAAATTCCAAGATCAAAAAAGAGGAGATCAAGAATCAAATTTAGAAAAAACAAAAAGAGTTAATAAAATAGGTAAAAAAGTAAGTGCTACTCTTGCAAAACCCTTTGTTGGATTATTTGATCAATTAAAAGAATTAGGAATTATTTTAGGAACTGGATTAATTGCTAATAATGTAATAAAATTTGTCACAGACCCTAAAAATGCAGAGAAAGTTGAAAAAATATTTTCATTCATCAAAAATAATGCTGGAACGATTCTAAGTGTTGGTGGTCTTCTAGTTGGTATAACAGCACTTGGTGGACTTAAAACGATTTATGGGTTGGCAATTGGTTTAGCAAAGTTTTTTACTACGGGATTAGGTGTCCTTTTGTTACCACTAATGTTAGGAGGTAGTAGTAAACAAGGACAAAATCTACAAACAAATACAAACTTATCACAAAATTTTAATAAATTTTTAGATAAAGAGGATAAAGATAAAAGATTCGCAGGTATGTTTGTAACTGATCGAGGTCCTTTTTCAGAGTTTGAATCTGCATTTTACAATAGACCTGAAATAGCTTCAGTTACAGAAAAAGCAGTTAAATTATTACAAGAAAATAAAATTAGTAAAGATGACTATGATAAAGTTTTACTTGCTCTAAAAAGAGTTATGATTGATGAATTTGCAAGAACTTTTGAAGGTGGTAAATATCTTGAAAAAGAAGGAATTGATGAATTTTTATTGGAAAATTCAACACTACCTAAATTTCAATTTGGAGGTTTTTCTCATGGATTAGGTATTGTAGAGCCAGGTGAATTTGTTTTTAAAAAATCAGTTGTTGATAAAATTGGATTAGCAAAACTTTATGCCACTAACTCTGGTATGAATTTAAGTGAATCAAATATTTTTGTGCAAGATTTAGAACCAATGTATATGAGTGGGGGAGAGAATAATAAAATAAGTAATGTTCCTGCTACTCAAGTTTTGAGAGTGTCTTCATCAAATGTCAATAATAATTATATGAACGAGACACCATCCTTATTTGGATTTTCAGATTTAGTATACACATAAGATGGAAAATATTAAAATTACAACTGAAAATCTTAGATTCTTTCTTAAAGTTTCAGTAACTAAAGTAAATAGTTTACGAAAAGAAAGAGCAACAAAACTTAAAAACTTTTTAAGTCAACAAAAAAATAAAAGTAAAGAGAAAAAATTAGAAAGTTCAAATAATAAATTTTTTAACAATATTAATTCCATTAAAAGAAAATCTGGTGGTATTTTTAGAAATCCTGCTAAATTTAGTGAAAGTATATTGGAAGTAGTATCTTTATTGTTATTAGGAACAGCAATTAATAATATAGATGTTATACGAGAAAAATTTAAAGAATTAAGAGACAAAGTTACAAAAGAATATGAAAAAGTAAAGAAATTTATCGGAACTATTGTCGATGCAACCAAAAGTTTTATTAGTTTCTTTCAAACTAAATTTCCAAATATATTTGGAACAGGTGAAAGTCAAATTTCGGAGCAAGATTTAATCACTCTTGAAAATGACATAAAAACAATACAAGAATTGGATAATGAATTGCAAAAAATTATCAATAAAAATAATTTAGATAAATCTGATACAGAAAATTCAAATGTGTCTGAATCTAATATAAAAGAAAATGAATCAAACAATATAAGTTTCACAGATTCACTTAAAATATCGGATAGATTTGCATCAAATATTGGCATTGAACCAAATCTACTTAATTTAGATACGAACGCTTTTTCTCAAACAAGTGATAATAATCTCCTTAATAATTTAAGTTTTAACCTTGATGTAAATCCAAAACCTAAAAGATCGGATTTTCCAAAAGGTAGATCTGGAGGATCTCAATATACTAAAGCATTAGCAAAATGGAGAAATTCTCAAAAATCATATTTTAATTTAATTCCAGAAAATTTTTCTACTGGTGACAGTATTTTTGTTTTTAGGCAACCAATGATATACAAGTAAATGTCAGCAGCAGGAGCATCTAACTATACATTGTTTCAAGTCACAAAACCCAATCGTGGTGTTGTGGTTAGAACTGAGGGTAAAATTTTAGGGTTTGATTACTATGAAAGTGTCTACTCACCAATGATAACAGCAAACGTTCTCATTGAGGATGTTGGTGGAACTGTGGCTAATAAAAAAGGTTTAAGAGGAACTTTGAAAGATGCCTTACCAATAGAAGGATTTGAAGAAATTGCTTTTGTAATCTTAACAGCTACTGGAGAATTAAATTTTGAAAAAAATCCAATGATTGTTACTGGTAGTCCAATGAACATTGATTCACCACAGAAACAAACAACATTTATTCCATTGGTTTCTAATTATGCGATCAAAAATGCAAGTAAACCACTTGATCGTGTTTATCCTGATGCACCAATAAGTGAAATTGTACAGAAAATTCTTTCAGATCCCACACTTTTAAAGGTTCCTAAGAGTAGACAATTTATTGAAAAGACAAGTAATCAAGATAAAGTAGGTGGTAATAATGAATTACCATTAGATGTAATACTTCAATTATGTAAAAAATCAATACCAGAAAATGGTAATGATCCTGGTTACTTTTTCTTTGAAACTAAAAGTGGATTTAAATTTCAATCTATTGATGGTCTTATTAGTAAAGGTAAAGAAAAATTTGATAATGATTCATACAAAGAAACTCACACCTATAA